CGTGCTGTTTTCCAGCTATGAGACGATCCCCGGCCCGAACGTCCAGCTCGCGATCGAACAGCTCAAGGACTACGCGGACACGATGGTCCTCCGGGCCGGGGACGTGAGCATCGGGCCACTGACCCTTGGGCACACGGCGCAGGTCCCGGTCGGCGCTTCCAACGAAGCCACCCCGCAGTTTCAGGCGCACGGGACTGCCTTCATCGGGCAGGGGTCTTATCGGTGGTCCGCGAACGCGGCCGGCCCGAATATCTCGCTGTTCAAGTCCCGCGGCGCCGCCATCGGCACGCGCGCGGCCGTCCAGTCCGGGGACGCTCTGGGCTCGGTCACATTCTACGGTGACGACGGCACGAACGCACCCCCGGGCGCGCAGCTCCGCGCGATGGTGGACGGAACGCCCGGCGCGGGCGACATGCCCGGCCGGCTGGAGTTCCTGACGACCTCGGACGGCGCGGCCGCCCCCGTTGTCCGCTGGTCGGTCTATTCGACCGGGCACATGACGCCCTTCGTGGACAACGCCTATAACCTCGGCTCGGCGTCCCTGCGCGCCGCGAACGTCTTCTCGGCGCTCGGCAGCTTCGGCAACCTGACTGCGTCCGGCAACGACCTGATCGCAGCCGGCGGCACCGCAAACGCCGCGCAGTGGGCTGTCTTCCGGAACGCGAACGTCGGCGCCTCGGCCACGATCGGCCTCCTGTTCGGGAACGACGGCTCGGCGTCGCAGGCCGGTGTCTTCGTCAACTCCAGCGCCAAGACCGACTTCGGGGGCGCAAGCTCCATCAACATCGGCAACTACGGCGCTGCCGGCCTCGGGTTCTTCACGAACAACACCTTCCGGGGCGGCTTCAACTCGGCGGGCATGTTCACCGCGCTTGGCGACTTCCAGCAGGGCCACGCGACGCAGGTCCCGCTCGGCGCGTCAAACTCGTTCACCCCGTCGTCGCAGTTCCATAGCACGGTCGGCATTAGCAGCTTTTCGCGCTGGTCGAACGACAACGGCGGCCCGCAGATGGGCTTCTTCAAGTCGCGCGGCACGGCCATCGGCACGCGCGGGCTGGTCGCCGCTGACGATACGATCTTCAGCCTGTCCGGCTACATTGACGACGGCACGAACGCACCGCCCGCCGCGATGATCCGCGCCAACGTGGACGGCACGCCGGGCGCTGGCGACGCCCCCGGCCGCCTGTCCTTCTGGACAACGCCGGACGGCGGCGTGAACCTTGTCGAGCGGATGCGGATCAACAACGCCGGCCGCATTCAGATGATGGTTGACCTGTCGGTCGGCTTCGCGTCCTACCCTGCCGCCGCGGTGAAGCTCCACGTCGGCGGCGTCGCAGCCGCTACAACCCCGACCCTCGGCGCCGCGACCGGCATCGCCGCCTTGTTCAGCAACACGGACGCCGCCTACGGCCTCGCCCTCGGCGTCGGCGGGGCTGGCAATGCCTGGCTCCAGGTGCAGCGCGTGGACGCCGTGGCAACAGCCTATCATCTGCTGCTCCAGCCGAGCGGCGGCTTCGTCGGTATCGCCCTCGGCGCCAGCCCGACCTCACCCCTCCAGATCGCCAGCGCCGCCGCGCGCGTCACGCCCGCAGGTGGCTACCTTGTCCAGAGCTTTGGCGGCGGCAACTCCTACTGGCTCCTGAGCGCCAACACGAATTTCAACTCGGCCATCCACTTCGGAGACCCGGACAGCAACACCGTCGGCCGCATCGAATATGTCCACAACGGCGACCGCATGGAGTTCCACGTCGCGGGGAGCGAACGCCTCCGCATCGAGGCGGCCACCATCACGGTGAACATCCCGGCCACGCTGCCCAACGGCGCGTCCAGGACCGCGGCTGTCCGGACCGGCACGTCGAACGAGGCGATCAGCACCAAGACGGCTTATGACGCGGCGGCCTATGTCGCGCTCACCGACGCCGCGACGATTGCCTGGGACATGAGCCTCGGCATCAACTTCAGCGTGACGCTGGCCGGCAACCGCACCCTCGGCGCTGTCACCAACACCGTCGCCGGCAAGACCGGCTCGATCCTGGTCTATCAGGACGCAACCGGCGGGCGGACCCTCGCCTTCAACGCGGTCTACAAGTTCGCCAACGGCGTGGCCCCGACCCTGGACACGGTCGCCAACCGGCTGACGATGCTGTTCTACCAGGTCATCGACAGCTCGAACATCTTCATCAGCCACGCCGCGGGTGTCCGCTGATGATCCCGGGACTTGGTGGTATTCTCGGGGGTGTGCGCCGGCCGGTTCTCCGGCCGACGCTGGTCCTGTCCACGACGGCGGGGCAGGTCTGGCGGGCGTTGGACGGCTACAACTTCGGCGCCCTCCAGGCGGCGTCCGGCCTGCCCGTCACGTTTCCCTCGGTCCACACGCTGCGGCACAACGGGACCCGGTTCCTCTTTGGTGGCCCGGTCGTGACCACAGGCGTTGCTGCCTGCTACACGTCCCTCGACGGCCTCGCTTTCGCCAGCCAGGCGACGTCACCGATCGACATCACGGCGCCCGGCGTGGTGACATGCCTGGATGGGTCTGGGGGGTTCTATGCGGTCTTCCCCACGACCTCGGGCGTTGTCACCGACCGGAGTGCGTCTTCCCCGGACGGGCAATCCCCCTGGACCGCCGGGACCGACGTCCCGAACGGAACCGCGGCGGCCCGCGCGATCGCGCGAGAGCCGGGCCTGGGCATCACCGCCGTCTTCGGCCAGAGCGGATCGCTCCACACTGCTACTCTGCTCGGCACCTGGACAAGTCGATCCAGCGGCACCGGAAACCAGTTCAACGCGGCGGCGGCGGGCGGTGGCTACATCGTCGGCGTCGCCTCCGGCGGTGTGATTTCTGCCTCCAGCAACGGCACCAGCTATGCCCTCGCCACATCCGGAACCACGCAGGACCTTCTGGACGTCATCTGGACCGGGACGCAGTTCCTGGCGTGCGGCTCCACCGGCAACACGTTGATCCGCGCCGCCAACCCCACCGGCACCTGGACGGCAGTCTCGCTCGGCGCGGGGTTCACCCGGCTCTGCCGCAACGGCGACTATGTCTATGCGTTCGGCCAGAACAACGTGTTTATTTCGTTCGATTTCGGGACGAATTGGCTGGACATCACGGCCAACCTCACCGGCTACGGCCCCAGCACTTTCGCCAACCAGGCGGCTTGACCATGAGCGGCGCCTTCCCCCTGGAGGTTCAACGCCTGATCGTGGAGCTGGTGGTCACGCTCGTCGGGCTTGCGGTCCTGGGGGCTTTGCTTTTATTCGTCCTCAATACGGGCAAGCGCATCAGGACACAGGACGAAGACCATGATCCTCGATAACGCATCCAAGTCCAGGCTCAAGGGTGTCCACCCGGACCTGATCCGGGTTGTCCACCGCGCCGCCGAGCTGATGTCCGACCCGGACTTCACCTTCGCCATCACCTGCGGCGTCCGGACCCTTGCGGAGCAGCGCGTGCTCTACGCCAAGGGCGCCACCCGCACCCTCCGGTCCCGGCACATCCCCGGCAAGGACGGCACGTCCAAGGCCGTGGACTTCGTGGTCAAGCTGAACGGCAAGGTCCGCTGGGACTGGCCGCTCTATTCCCAGCTCGCGAAGGTCGTGAAGCAGGCGGCGAAGGACGTGAAGGTGCCGATCGAGTGGGGCGGCGACTGGAAGACCTTCAAGGACGGGCCGCATTTCCAGCTCCCCCACGCAAAATATCCCTGACAGGAGCCAGCCATGAACAAGGAAACCATCTTCGGCGTGATCCGCCACATCCTCACCTTCGGCGGCGGCATTCTCGCCTCCAAGGGCATCCTGGACGCCGGTCTGGTCGAGCAGGCCGCGGGCGCGATCATCACGATTGCCGGCATCGCCTGGTCCATCATCGAGAAGCGCAAGGCGGCTTGACGTCGTGGCCTGGGTTGGGCTCGTCGCGTCGATCCTGAAACTCCTGGAGGGCCTGACCGGGTTCCTCCGGGACAGGAAGCTGATCGACGCGGGGGCCGCCGGGCAGGCGAAGGAGGGGTTGGATGCAGCTCTCAAGGTCATCGCCAAGGCAAATGAGGCGCGCGCGGCTGCTGATCGGCGCAACGCTGATCCTGGCCGGTTGCGTGACGACGACGGGTTCCGTCGCGACTGATCCGACCACCGCCATCTGCGCCAGTTTCCGGCCCATCACCTGGTCGAGCCGGGACACCGACGAGACCATCAAGCAGGTCAAGGCTCACAACTCTGTCTATCTCGCCATCTGTCCCCGGCGATGATACCTGTCGGTGTCGTGCAACGTGGCTGACGCCACAGGACACCCGCAACAGGAGACCCAGATGGCGGACAATCGCTTTGACCCGATCGGCCTGATGGCCGCCTCCCTTGCTGCCGCGGCCATGACCCGCCCGGCGGACACCACGGCATACGCATCCGGCGACCTCGTCGCCAACAGCACCACGGCCGGCTCGGTCGCTCCGATCCAGGTTCTCGGCGCCGCGCGCGTCGCGGGCGAGGGTGGCCGCATCGCCGGCGTGAAGCTCCACAAGTCCGGCACCGGCGTCGCCAACGCCGCCTTCCGTGTCCACTACTTCCGGGCAACCGTCGCGGTCGCCAACGGCGACAACGCCGCCTGGGTCCCCGCCGTCATGACCAACTACATCGGTTCCGTGGACGTGACCGTGGACCGTGTCGGCACGGCCGGCGCCGTCGGCTTCGCCCAGGTGGCGGACCCGGGCCTGTTCTTCGACCTTCCGGACGGCGCCACCACGCTGTTCGCGCTGATCGAGGCCCGCGGCGCCTACACCCCGGCGAGCGCCGAGGTGTTCACGCTCACCACCGACATTCTCCAGAACTGATCGGTCCCCTGCGAAAGCGACCGCGGGGGCCACCCCGCGGTCCCCTGCCTGGAGGCCACGACGATGGTGGATATTTCCAAGCTCAACTTCGGTTGGGAGGACGTTGCCAAGTTTGGCGTCATGCTGGCCGGCGTGCTCGGCATCTGGTTCACCACGTCCAACGACGTGCGCGAGGCCAGGACCGAACTGGCGCGGATCAAGGCTGAAACCCTCCCGGTCTTCACCCAGGCGGATCGCGAGCATACCGCGAACCTCATGAGGCTGCGCGACGACATGAACTCGATGCGCCTCGTCTCGACCGAAATTCTCAGCGAGCTGCGGGCCGACATGCGTCACATGCGGGCGGTTCTGGAGCGACTGGAGCGCAGCCAGGCCCCCACGTCCCCCGGGGGTCCGCGCCAGTGAGCCAGCCTTTCGACCGGAGCTTCCTGAAGGACACGATCATCGCGCTGCCGCAGACGGTGACGATGTCGGCCGACGGCTACATTCCGGTCATCACCATCGTCGCGGGCGAGCTGTTCGTCCGGCGCATCACGCCCGACGACTTCAAGTCCGTCGTGGCCGGCGGCGTGTCGAGCGTCTTCGGGCGTCAGGGCACGGTCATCGCCCAGGCCGGCGACTACGCCCTGGCCGACATCACCGGGCTCGTCGCTGCGCTCGCCGGCAAGTCCAACACCGGCCACGGCCACGCGCAGTCCGACATCACGAACCTTGTCGCGGACCTCGCGGCGCTTTCGTCCGCCATAGCCGCCAAGGCGGCCCTGTCCCTTGTCCAGCCCGACGCGATCACCGGCCCCGCCAACCTGACCGGGCAGGCCCAGAACGTCACCGTCGAGAGCGCCGACTTCACCTTCACCAACGCCGATACGACCGGCGTCTATTCCCTGACGGTGCGCTCCAGCATCGCCGCCGCGAACGCCGAAATCCGCGTCAACGGGCTTGGGTCCTGGAGCCAGCACGTCAACATCCGCCACAGCGACGTCCTGCGCCTGCGGATGCTCACGGCCAACGCGCCCGCCACCCAGCGCGTCGCGACGATCTACACGCCCGGGCGGAATTTCACCTGGGCCACGACGACGACATGAGCAAGCCCAATCCCCACCTCAAGCCTGTCTCGGTGTCGCCCGAGACCCGCGCGCTCCGCGCGATCGAGCGCCTGGTCGCCGCCGACAAGGCGCGCGAAGACCTGCTTTCGTTCACCAAGCTGGTCATGCCGCACCCCGACGACAGCGACAACACCCAGCGGTCCCTCTACGAGGACGCGCGGCATCACCGTGTGATCGCGGCGGCGCTGGAGGAAGTCGAGGCTGGCCGCTACAAGCGCCTCATCATCAACTGCCCCCCGCGCCACGGTAAGACCGAGCTGGCGTCCAAGAAATTCCCGGCCTGGTATGCCGGCCGTCACCCCGAACACTCGATCATCTTCGGCACTTACAACGAGAAATACGCTGGCGACATCGGCCGCGCTGTCCGGGACATCGTCCAGTCGGCGGCTTACCAGCAGGTGTTCGAGGGCGTCCACCTGAAGGACGGCTCCGCGGCCGTGGACCGACTGGAGACGATGGCCGATGGCGTCCTCGCCTTCGTCGGCCGAGGCGGCACGACCACCGGCCGCGGCGGGCATCTTCTCATCATCGACGACCCGATCAAGGACCGCCGGGAAGCCAACTCGCCCACGATCCGCGACCAGCTCTGGACATGGTTCACGCAGGTCATCGGCACCCGCATGATGACCCAGGATGCGCGCGTGGTCATCATTCAGACCCGCTGGCATGAGGACGACCTGGTCGGCCGGCTGACCGATCCGGGCAACGACTATTACGACCCCGAGGAAGCGGCCCAGTGGAAGATCATCGACCTGCCGGCGCTGGCCCTGGAGGGCGACCCCCTCGGGCGCAAGCCCGGCGAAGCTCTCTGGCCGGAGCGGTTCGACCGCGGCTTCCTGCTTGAGCAGCAGCGCCGCGACACGGCAGGCTTCGCGTCCCTCTACCAGGGCCGGCCGACGCCCGACGGCGGCGCGTTCTTTCAGTCCGAGTGGCTGAAGACCTACAAGCCGAACGAGCTGCCGAAGAACCTGCGGTTCTACATCGCTTCCGACCATGCCGTGTCCCAGCTCCAGAACCGGGACAAGACCTGCCTCATCCCGGTCGGCGTGGACGAGAACGACGACATTTATGTCCTGCCGGACGTGTGGTGGCGCCAGGGCTCGGCGGACCAGGCGGTGGACGCCATGCTGGCGCTGATCCAGCGATACAAGCCCATCTATTGGTGGGCGGAACGCTCGCACATTTCCAAGTCCATCGGCCCGTTCCTCCGCAAGCGGATGCTGGAGGAAGGGCTGTTCTGTGCCGTCTGCGAGGTCATCCCGATCGCGGACAAGCAGACCCGCGCCCAGTCGATCCAGGGGCGCATGGCGATGGGGAAGGTTTTCTTCCCCGAGCGCGCGCCGTGGTGGCCCGAGGCCCGCGACCAGATCGTGAAGTTTCCGGGCGCGGCCCACGACGACTTTGTGGACGCGCTCGCCTACGTCGGCCTGGGCATGAACTACCTGATTTCCGCTGGTCCGATCCGACACGGCGCTGACCGCTACCGCCCAGGCACCTATGGGGCGCTCATGCACGAGAGCAACCGGACCCGGCGCGAAAACGCCCGAGCCCGCAGCAATGGAGGCTGGTGATGGAGCTGACCGAAGCCGTAGGCGCCACCCCCCAGGCCCCGGAGAAGGTTGTGGCGCGCGAGCGCCCGGACCCCGCGCCCCAGCGCGCCGAGCTGTGTAGCAAGTGGCAGTCACGCATCCGGGCCGCCAAGGTCCATTGGGAGCCCAGCTTCCGGCGGATGCGCGAGGACATGCGCTTCGCCGCCGGCTACCAGTGGCCGGACCAGACCGACAACGATGACCGCTATGTGGCGAACATCGTCCTGCGGCACATCAAGCACCGGACCGCGTCGCTCTATGCGCGCAACCCGCGCACCGTCGTCCGCCGCAAGACCAAGCTGGTCTCGTCGCTCTGGGATGGCACGATGACCTCGCTCCAGGCGGCCCAGCAGCAGATGGCCTCCGCGCAGGAAATCATGTCCACGGTCCCGGACCCGGTTGTCCAGGGACACGCGGCGGCGGTCCTCGCGCAGGCCCAGGCCATCGTCAACGACGCCCAGCAGGCCATCCAGCAGAACCAGATGCTCGACCGCATCGCGCGTTCGCTGGAGCTGGCCTATGACTATTCGCTGGACGAGCAGGTCATCCCGTTCAAGGAGGGCATGAAGGAGGTCGTCCGGCGCACCGTCACGACCGGCGTCGGCTACACCAAGCTCGGCTTCCAGCGGGCCATGAAGATGAAGCCCGAGGTCGAGCGTCAGATTTCGGACTACTCCGAAAAGCTCGCCACCATCGAGCGCCTGTCCGCGGATATCGCGGACGGCGAGAGCGTCCCTGACGGCGCCGAGGCCGAACAGCTCCGGCTCGCCATGAACGCACTGTCCAAGGAGCCGATGATCCTTGCCCGCGAGGGCCTGGACGTCAGCTACCCGGACAGCACGGCCCTCATCCCGGACCCCAAGTGCAAGCGCCTCCGCAACTGGGTTGGCGCTGGCTGGGTCGCGGAAGAGTTCATGCTGAGCGGCGAGGACATCCAGGAGATTTACGGCGTGGACGTCCAGTCGGCCGGCGCCGGCGCGCGGGCCTACCAGAAGATCGAAGGCCCCGGCCAGCCGGTGCGCCTGAGCGAGCCCTGGGAGGACAAGAAGTCCTCCGAGGTCTTCTGTGTCTGGGAGGTCTATTCCCGCAAGGACGGCCTGGTCTATGTCCTGTGCGACGGCTATCCCGACTTCCTGCGCGAGCCCGGCCAGCCCGAGGTGTGGATCGAACGGTTCTATCCGTGGTTCGTCCTGTCGTTCAACGACGTCTACCACACCAATTCGGTCTTCCCGATGTCCGACGTGCGCCTGATCCGGGACATGCAGCTCGAAATGAACCGGGCTCGCCAGGGTCTCCGCGAGCATCGCCGCGCCAACCGGCCGAAGATGGCGACCGCCAACGGTATGCTGGACGACGAGGACAAGGACAAGCTCCGGAACCACCCGGCGAACGCGATCATCGAGCTGAACGGGCTCCAGCCTGGACAGTCCGTGGACCAGCTTCTCCAGCCGATCAAGATGCCGCCGATCGACCCGAGCCTCTACGACGTGTCCGCCCCGTTCCAGGACATCCTGCGCGTCGTCGGCGCCCAGGAAGCGAACCTCGGCGGCACGTCCGGCGCCTCGGCCACCGAGACCTCGATCGCGGAAAGCTCCCGCATGTCCGGCCAGTCGTCGGACGTGGATGACCTGGACGAAATGCTGACCGGCATGGCCCGCGCCGCCGGGCAGGTGATCCTCCTGGAGTATTCCCAGGAGACGATCATCCAGATCGTCGGCCCGGGCGCCGTCTGGCCGGAAATGAACCGTGACCAGGCCGCGCGCGAGCTGATCCTGGACATCGAGGCGGCGAGCACCGGACGGCCCAACAAGGCCGCCGAAATCCAGAACATCAATCAGATCGCGCCGGTCCTGCTCCAAATCCCGGGGCTCAACCCGGAATGGCTCGCTCGCCAAATCCTCCAGCGCATGGACGAGAAGCTGGACCTGTCGGAGGCGTTCACCGCGGGCCTGCCATCGATCATGTCCATGAACCGCGGCGGTGGACAGGCCACCGGCGCCCCCGCGGACAAGGACCCGAACGCCCAGGGCGCCGAGGGCTCGAACAATTCCGGCGCCGAGCCCAAGCGCAACAACATGGGTGCTGACGGCCCGCCACCCCCGCGGTCGGCCCCGCCCATGATGAGCCAGTGACCACGATCGTCTTGCGTGTCTTGTGAGGCTTGAAGACACGCAGGACGAACTTCTATCCTGTGAGCGTCCAACTCATAGGAGCGATCCAGCGTGGACCCCAAGCAGGACGTTAATTCCGGGGCGTCGTCCAGCCCGGACAAGGAAGTCTCTTCGCAGGACGTTAACCCGCAGGCCGCTCCGTCCATCGGCCAGGACGTAAATAACCCGACGTCGTCCAGCGGAACCCCGGCCGAGGAAACGAAGGCTGACCTCCTTTCGGTGGTCATGCAGGCGGCGCCTCCCAAGGAAGAGGACGACGTGCTTGCGTCGCCCGCGACCTCGGACAAGCCGGAGCCGGAACCCGGTTCTCCTGCAAAGGACGAACCGTCTCCAGAGTTCCAGGAACCGACCGCGGAAGAGCTGAAGGCATACACGCCCAAGGCCCAGGACCGCATTCGGGAGCTGGTGCAGCGGGGAAAGCAGTTCCAGGCCGAGCGTGATGCCCTCCGGGGCGAGCTGGAAACCCTCCAGCCTCTCGCTCGTCAGTTCCAGGACGTGCAGGGTTTCATCGCGGAAAGTCGAATTTCCGAGGGTGAGTTCGGCCAACTCCTGACGGCTGGCGCGGCGCTGAAGCGCGGGGACTTCAACTCGTTCCTCCAGGCTGTCCGCCCCTATGTCCAGTATGCCGAGGAAGCCATGGGGGTCCGCCTCCCTGACGACCTCCGGCAGCAAGTGGACAACGGGCTCATGCCCGAGGACGCGGCGCGCGAGCTGGTCCGGTCTCGCCATCAGGCGAACATCGCGACGGCTCAGGTCCAGGAGCTTTCCCAGACGCAGGCGGTAGAACGCCAACAGGCCGCGGCCACGTCCATCCGGACCGCCGTGGCGACCTGGGAGACGGGCGTCCAAGCGCGTGACCCGGACTACGGCGCCAAGCAGGCCGCCGTTCAACGGTATGCCCAGGCCCTCATCGCGGAACACGGCGCCCCCCGGTCGCCGCAGGAAGCCCTCTCGCTAGCCGAGAAGGCCCTGGACGAAGTGAACAAGACGTTCACGGCGTTCCGTCCCGCGCCCAAGCCGACGCTCCGTGTCCCGACCGGCGGTCAGACCCCAACGAATGCTCTGGCTCCCGAGCCGAAGTCCCTGATGGACGCCGTCCTCCAGGGTCTCCAGCGGACCAGGGCCTCCTGACGGAGTGACCTCCAATGGCCTTCACGGCTGACGAACTGACCAACATCGCCAACTCGGCGCTCGACTTCTACATGAACAAGGGCGAAGCGTTCCTTCAGACGATCCAGAGCAAGCCGCTCCTGGACATCATGGAGCGCAACGCCAAGACGTTCCCCGGCGGCAAGGGCGACCTCTCGGTCGCCGTGATCGGTGACTTCGGCGCGGCTGGCGTCAACGATAGCCTCGTTGGCTTCACCCACAACGACACCGTCAACTTCTACACCCCGGCGAACAACAAGCGCGCGAACTTCGCTTGGCGCGAGCACCACATCGGCCTGACGCTCACCCACACCGAGCTGAAGATCGACGGCCTGTCCGTGACCGACACGAACGGCGAGGGCACCACCACGCACTCCAAGCGGGAAATGACCGTCCTGGTCGGCCTGCTGGAGACGAAGCTCCAGGACTTCGGTGAGCGTTACGCGCGTTCGCTGAACACCCTCTGGTGGGGCGACGGCACGTCCGACGCCAAGGCGCTCGCCGGCATCCGCGCGGCAATCGTGGCGAACCCGACGACGGGGACCTACGGCGGCATCAACCGCGCGACCACGACCTGGTGGCGGAACCGTGCCCGCACGGCGGCCCACGCGGCAGCCGGCGGCTCCGGCGCCGTGACCTCGTCCCCGGCCAATGGCGGCACGCTGATCCAGACCCTCCAGGTCGAGAAGCGGCAGCTCATGCGGTTCGGCGGCAAGCCGAGCGTCTTCCTCGCCGGCTCCGATTTCATCGGCGCCATGGAGACCGAAATGCGAGCCAACGGCTACTACTCGCAGAACGGTTTCCGCGGGAAGCAGGACGGCGCCATGGGCGCGCTGTCGTTCGACGGGGTGGAAATTATGTATGATCCGACCCTGGACGACCTCAGCCTCCAGAAGCGCGGTTATTGGTATGACCCCCGTCATATCTACCCGATGAAGATGGAAGGGGAGTGGCGCCGCCAGCACACGCCGGCACGGCCCTACAACCAGTTCGTCCTCTACCGTTCGGTCACTTCGACCGGCCAGCTCGTGGCGCGGCAGCTCAACTCCGCGCTCGTCATCGACATCGTCTGATGTCTTGAAACGCCCCGGACGTCGCAAGACGTCCGGGGTTCAACCCTTGGAGAACACCGTGGACAAGTTCCAGCTCTTGATCTGCGACGTCGCGCTCGCAGGCGACATTCGCAACGTGGTCCATCGTGGCGTGGACAATCCGGTCTCTTTCCCGGAGCGGTGCGTTCTGGAGTTTCTGCACGGCGAAGGCGCGATCACCAATGTCCGCGACATGGGCGAGGTCCAGCGCCATCAGGGCGACGAACGCAAGCGCCTCAACGCGATCTACGGATCGAGCATCATCGACCAGCTCTTCCCCGGCGTGGCGACCTCGCTGCCACTGCGCGACACCCGCATCGTGTCTTTCGACAGCTCGCCCCGCGGCGTCGAGAAGACCCCCAAGGGCAAGGCCGCCGGCAAGCGCGTCGCCAAGGCCCGCGCCGAAGCCACCAACCTGTCCGACGACGTCGATCCCTTCGCAGCCACCGGCTCGGCGGACACCGAGGAAGACGACGCGGCGCCCGACGGCGCCGTGGACCCGTCGATCGACGGCCAGGTCTAAGGGGACACGATCATGCCCATGGGTCTCACGCTCGCGGAAATGCTGGATCGGCTGAAGGCCGAGACCCACATGAGCCAGAACGTGGCCCATGGGCTCAACCACCAGGACGCGCTGAAGAACCTTCTTCGGCGTGTCCAGGAAGAACTCTATGTTCAGCACGACTGGCCCCGCCTGGTCGTGTCCAGGGATGTCCCGCTCCTGAACGGCACCCGGTATTACAACTACCCGGCGGACCTCGCGTTCGAGACGGTCAATCAGGCGTGGGTCCTCTACGGAACCCGGTGGGAGCCGATCAGCTACAGCATCACACCGGACGACTTCAACGTCTACAACTCGGACGACGACTTCCGGACGTTCCCGCCGCAGAAGTGGGAACACTACGCCGACGGCGGGCTCAACCAGTTCCAGGTGTGGCCGATCCCCTCCCAGTCCGGCACGCTCCGGATGCGCGGTCGCAAGGCCCTGGGGCCGCTCGTCGCCACCAGCGACGTGGCAACCCTGGACGGCACCCTGATCGTCCTCTACGCCGCGGCCGAAGTCCTTGCCCAGATGAAGCGGGAGGACGCCCAGCTCAAGCTCCAGAAGGCCCAGCAGTTCCTCCGGATGCTCAAGGCCCGGCAGGGCGGCAACAAGACCGAGCCGTTCGTGATGGGCGGCGGCGCCCAGCGGAACGTCGGCCGGCCAGGCATCGACTTCATTCCGCCCGGCTACGGCTCCGGCTCGTGAGGTGATGGCATGGCCTACTTCATGCTGGAGGACTTCGCGGCCGGGGTGGACGTCCGCAAGACGACGATCACCGCCAAGCCCGGCTCGCTTCGCACGCTCAACAACGGCTTCGTGAACGCCGGCGGCGAGATTGAGAAGCGCCGCAAGTTCGCGCTCCTGGCGACTGCCCCCGCTAACACGGCGGGCATCGCCGCCGTCAGCAACAGCCTCTACACCTTCGGCACGGATACCGGCGTTTCCGTCCCCGCGCCGCTGATTTACCAGAAGCTCACGCCCAGCTCGGGCTCCCCCACGATCAGCCGGGTGCTGGACGCGGACAGTTTCCAGACCGGGCTCTTCGTCATCGCCCGGATGAGCGATGCGTCCACCCGCCGGTTCTACAGTGGCACGCAGGTGGTGGCCGCCAGCGGGCTCGCCTCGCGCGCCCACAAGTCGAAAATGTATGTGGTCGAGGGCGACCTGGTCCGGTTCTCCGCGGTCAACGCGCCCAGCGACTTCGCCGGGGCCGGCTCGGGCTTCATCGACGTCACGACCCAGGACCAGGGCAGCGCAGACCTTCTCGGTATCGAAGAGTATTACAACAACATCATTCTGCTCGGGCGCCGCGCGGTCCAGGTGTGGTTCATGGACCCGGACCCGAACCTGAACCAGATCATCCAGGTGCTCGGGAACATCGGCCTGGTCGCGTCCCAGGGTGTCGCGCGCTATGGCTCTGGGGACGTCCTGTTCCTGTCCACGACCGGGATCAGGTCTGTCCGTGCGCGTGACGGCTCGAACTCTGCCGTGGTCAACGACATCGGCTCGCCTATCGACCCGATCATCACCGAGCGCCGGCTGTCCATGTCCTCGGCGGACGCGGACCGGATCAAGGGCCTCATCGAGCCCATGACCGGGCATTTCTGGTTGGTGTGGAACGACAATATTTATGTCTTGTCCTACTATCCGGCGACGAAGGTCACGGCCTGGAGCATCTTCACGTTGCCCTTCACGGTGGACTATGCAGTCGCCGCAGGTAATCGCGTGGTCCTGCGCTCCGGAAACGACGTCTATGTCTATGGCGGGTTCACCAGTGCCGCCACGGCGCTGGACAACTACATCCCCGGGAACACCCTGGCCGCCGAATACGACACGACCCAGTGTCAGTTCGAGACGCCCATGTTGGACCTGGGCAAGCCGGCGCACTACAAGAGTTTCGTCGGTTTCGACGCGGCGATCGAAGGCTCCTGGATGGTGGAGGTCAACTTCGACCCCCTGGCCCCGGACGCCTGGGTCAACATCGGCACATTCAGCCAATCCACCTATTCGCTCGCACGCATCCCGGTCCAGGGCTACGGCACCCACATCGCCATCCGGATGACCTCGCAGGGCACCGGCCCGGCGCGCGTCGGCGCCATCGCGATCCACCACGAAATGGCCGAGGACGATTGATGCCGGCGGTCCTGGGTCCGCCTGTCCTGGAGCATCTGGCCTATATCGCCGCGAACCTCCGTGTCCGGGACAAAGAAGAGATTTTCGCGGTGCGCCACACCGAGGACCCGGAGGCCCTGGCGCTGGACACGTTCAACACCGGCGCCTTCCAGTGGATCGCCTACCGGGACCAGGAGCCGGTCGCTGCGCTTGGCGCCGTTCCCCTCTGGCCGCGGGTGTGGAACCTGTGGGCCTACGGGACAGATCGGTGGCCCGAGGTCGTCCTGAAGCTAACAAGACACGCACGTAGTTTCATGTTGCCGGCCCTGTATAATGCCGGTGCGATCCGTGCTCAGTGCTACGCGCTGGAGGCGCATCAGGACGCGCGAAAGTGGCTCGAATTGCTCGGTGGCGTGCAGGAGCACACCCTGACCAACTTCGGGAAGAACGGCGAGACCTTCGTCCTCTATTCGTGGGGGCGAGACAGGACAAGGAGCTTGTGGCATGTGTCCGACGAACGGCTCGACACAGGCACTTTCGGGGGGTTTGGGGGCGCCTGACCTCTTCGGCGCTTTCAATGCGCTCCGCGGCGCTCCCGGCGGCGGCCCGCTCCCCGCGCCGAACCTGCCGGGTTCCTTCAACGCCATCCCTCTCGCGCCGCCCGACATCGCCGGTTCCTTCAACGCGATGCCGCTGCCTGGCGCCAGCCCCAGCGCGGGCTTCGGCGCATTTCCGACCCCGATCCCCGGAGGCCCCATGGCCTTCAATCCAGTCCGGCGCGCCGTGACGTCTCCGCTCGATCCGGCCGTGTTGCGCCCCGCGCCATTCGCCCGCCCGCCGTTCCAGGGCGCCCCGGAACAGGGCTCGATGTCGGGCACGGTTCCGCCGCCGCCCCGCGGCTTTCAAGGCGCCCCCGAGCAGGGTTCCCCTGCCGCGGGGCTCTCGTCCTTCGGCATGGCGCAGCCGGCAGGGCTCCCCGCGCTCCGGCCCGGCATGGCGCTCCCGATGTCCTACGCCGGCCAAGGCTTCGACGGACCGGCGGAATATGGCTCCCCCGGTGGCACGGTCCCGGCGTCGCGCCCCTTCGGCGGCATGGCTGAACAGGGCTCCCCCGGGGGTTTCTCGCCGCGCACACCCCCCTCGGTCGGCATGGCTCAAGCGCCGAACCTTCCCGGCCTCCGGCCCGGCATGGCGCTCCCGGTGTCCTACACTGGACAGGGTTTCGACGCCCCGGCTGAGCAGGGCTCCCCCGGCGGCTTCGTGGCGCCGATCGCGCGCGCGCCGTTCCCGGACGCCCAGGGCTTCGGGGACCACGCACCTCTCACCCAGAACGACCCCGGCTTCCCGCCGCTGCCGGACTATCCCTCGCAGGTCCCCGACGACCTGCGCGCACCCGTCGCGCGTCCGATGGCGCGCGTCGCCCCGGTCGCGAGGCCCCCGCGTCAGATGATCGCGCCCGCGCCTGTCGCGCGCCCCCCGGAGGCCCCGGGAACCGGCGGCGTGGCCCGCCCGGCTGCTGTCCCGGACAGCTACCGCGGGCTTCGCGTCGCGAACGACGACCGGGACGGCCGCTACATCGCCACCGGCGGCGAGAATATCTCGCTCGGTGACATTCTCGGGATGGCGCTGTCCGCGCCTGGCACCCGGAGGTAAGCCGCCATGTGTTCGGCCCCGAAGGTGGACACGTCCGCCCAGGACCAGATGCTCAAGGAAGCCGCGGAAGCCCGCAAGCGCGAGGAAGAACGGCAGGCGCGCATCCGCACCGGCACGGCCAAGATCGACACGACCTTCGGCGGCTTCGATGACAACTTCTACAAGTCCCGGAACGACGCCGTCATGGCGCTCTACAATCCGCAGCTCGCGGAGAAGTTCGGCCTGGCACGCGATGACATGACCTTCGCGCTCGCGCGCGCCGGCACGCTCAACTCGACCATGGCCGCGGACCGACAGGGCCGGCTCCAGCGAGACCTCGGCGTCCAGCAGGCGCAGCTCTTGTCCAAGGCGGCCGGTGAAGAGAACACGCTTCGCCAGCGCGTCGGGCAGGAGAAGTCCGCGCTCGTGTCGCAGCTCAACGCCACCGGCGACGCCGACCGCGCGTCGAACGACGCGCTCGCACGGACCCAGATCATTTCCACGGACCAGCCGACGTTCACGCCGCTGGGCGACATTTTCGCGGGCGCGTCCGCCGGCATCGGCTCCTACATGCAGGGGCAGAACAACGCGGCGATGCTCAACGCTTTCTACGGGAACAGCGCCCGCCGCGGCGCCTCCCGCGTGGTGGGGTGACGGACCATGTGTGACCCGACTGGAGGCATCGGCACGGCGCTCATCATGGGCGGCCTGACCGCGGGCGGGCAGGCCATGAACGCCATGTCCCAGAACGCCCACATCAACGAAGTGAACCGCCAGAACCGGATCGCCGCCGACATTTCGCGAAAGGCGCGCGAGGCCGAGATTGCTCGCCAGGCCACGTTCGAGCGCGAGGCGACCCAGCGTTGGGACGAGAGCGTCCAGAACCTCGCCCCGGCCCAGCGCGCGGCTGTCCAGGACGCGGCCGAACAGCGCATCATGACGGCCTACGAGCAAAGCCCGCCGCTGCTCCAGGAAGGCATGTATCTGTCCGGGCAGGACCAGGCCGCGGCACCGGTCCGCGAGGAAATCGCCTCGCGCACCGCCAAGTTCGCCCAGGACGCGCGCCAGCGCGCCCAGGCGCTCGCCAAGCTGTCCGCGTTCGGCACGGCCGACACGACGAACCAGATCAATCTCCAGGGCACCAACAACCAGCTTTCGACCATTGGCGGGCTCCGCCGGGGATCGCTCGGCGTCGCCCAGACCGAGAGCAACATCCCCGCGGCCGTGGTCCACAAGACCCCGAACCTGCTTGCGGACATCATGACCGGCGTCGGGATGGTGGGCGGGCGCATGGTCGGCGGCGGCGGGCTGGGTAGCCTGTTCGGCGGCGGTGCGCCGAGCCCCACGATCAGCCCGTTCTCGCTCTATTAAGGAGGTCCAGGTGCCGACTGTCAGCTTCCAGGACCCGGGCTTCGCGAGGGGTTTTTCCTCGCTTGCGGAGGCGTTCGCGCCGAGCCCGCAGAACGTCATGCGCGCCGCCCTCATGGGTGCCCAGCGGGAGCAGGCCATCGCGCGCGCCGGGGTCTATGACGCCAACGCCGCCCAGACCAATGTCCAGACCGGCGCCCTTCGTTCGCTCCCGGACGTCATGGTCAACGTGCTCGGCCCGGAAGCAACACCGCAACAGGTCGCGCGCGCCCGCGCCATGGGCGTCGTGGCGCAGGCTCCCGGCGGTCTCCAGCACGGCCCCGGCTTCATGGTCGGCGCCGAGACCTTCGCCAACCCGCAGGCCCGGTCCCCACAGGACTTGTCCACGATCATGACGGCCGCCGGTGTCCAGACCTACGGTAACACGCCGACGGGCTATCAGGAGGGCATCCAGAGCACCGAGCGCGTGGGTGGCGCCCAGAACGCCAGTCGCGAGCGGATCGCCACCGAGGGCAACGTCGCCTGGGAGCGTCAGCGCCAGAACGAAGCCGCGGTTGACGCCCAGACGAAGCGCGCCATTGCCACCGAGGGCAACCAGGCATACCGCGACGTCGAGGCGGCGAAGCTGGCCCAGCCGGGCGGCGGCTCCACTGGGCGTCCCCGGACGATTGGCTCCGGCGAGCTTCAGCGCATGTCCGAGGTCATGAAGCAGCGCCTCGCCGCGCGCTTCAATGTCAAGCCGGACAGCGTCGAGGTGGACCAGGAAGTCCAGGCGGCGCTCCGGAGCGAGGCCGCGCGCGTCTATCAGGAGACGGGCAACGCCGAGGCGGCGGTCGAGGCTGGCCTGGCGGCGATCGCCACCAAGTTCCAGTCCACCGGTTGGTTCTCCCGCAGCGGCAGGGTCATCCGTGACCCCGCCTATCCGGCCCCGCCGACCACGCTTCCCCCCGCGGGCGCGGCGCCAGCCCAGGCGGCTCGCCCGGCGGCCCCCGCCCCCGCGGCGGCGGCGGCGCCCCAGGGTGCGACCGCCGGGGAGGGCGCGGTCATCCGCGAGCGCGCCACCGGCAAGCTGTTCGTCATCCGCAACGGTCGGCCGGAGCCCATGGAGTGAGCGCGCTCGCGGACATCATCACGCAGGCGGCGACCCGACACGGCGTCGATCCGAGCGCGTTGGCGCGTGTCGCGCAGCTCGAAAGCTCCATGGACCCTCGCGCCCAGAACCCCAACTCGTCCGCGGGCGGGCTCTTCCAGTTCATCGACCGCACCGCGCGCCAGTATGGGCTCCAGGACCGCAACGACCCTGTCCAGGCGTCGGACGCCGCCGCGCGCCTCATGTCGGACAACCAGCGTTTCCTGACCTCGCGCCTCGGTCGCCCGCCGACGCCTGCCGAGCTTTATCTGGCCCACCAGCAGGGCGCCGGTGGCGCTGCCGCACTTCTGTCCAACCCGAACGCGCCCGCGTCCCAGGTGGTCGGCCCGGATGCTGTCCGCCTCAACGGCGGCCATGACGGCATGACGGCGGGTGAGTTCGCCGGGCTTTGGCTTCGTCGCGCCGAGGGTGGACCTCGACCCCCGAGCCAGCGAGGCGCCGGGACCCCGGCCCGCCGGCAGGCGCCGGCAGGCGGCCAGAACGCCGGGCTCGCGGCGCTCCTGGCTGAGCCGGACACGATGGTCATCCCGGCCGAGGCTCCTGCCCGGCAGGCGCAGGCTACTCCTGGACAGCGCCAGGCTGGCGCCAGGCCGAACCTTGTCCACAGGACCCCGGCGCCACTTCCTGCCCAGGCCCTCATCACGCCGGACATGATGCTCATGCCCGAGGCGCCCATGCCCACGTTCGCCGGCTTGTTCGAGACGCCGGAAGCCGCGCCCGAGTTCTTCCAGGCTCCGGCGCCTCCCGCGCCCACACCTGCACGTAGGCCGCGGGGGAGGGGCTGATGACCGCGCTCCCGGAAGGGTTCGATCTGGTATCCCCCGGCGGCGGCGGCGCCGCCCTGCCCGAGGGTTTCGACCTGGTGCAGCCCGCGCCCGCGCCCGCTGCGCCTGCGCGCGCGACCGCCGGGTCGGTGGCCGTGCCGGAGGGTTTCGACATCGTGGAGGGCGTGACGGCCCCCCGGTTCGAGGACCGCAACTTCTTCCAGCGCCACGTCCTGGACCCGCTTGGTCGAGGCAAGAACCAGCAGGTGGACCAGGGGCTCGACGTCGCCGGTTACGCCTCCGGCGTGCTGACCCGCGAGCAGTTCGTGGACAACTATCTGCGGAACCGCGCCGAGGCGGCGGCCTATCCGACCGACCCCACGATCAGCGGCGGCCAGCGCCGGATGAAGGAAGCCGGTGATGAAGGTTGGGGCGCCCTCGGCGGCTACATCCTGGAGAACCCCGGCACGACGGCGCGCGTCGGCCTGAACGCCGCCGTGGAGAGCCTGCCCGCCATGGGCGCCTCGATCCTGGGCGGCGTGGCCGGCGCGAAGGCTGGCGCGGCCCTGGGCGGCGCCGGTGGCGCGCTGGCCGGCCCCGCGGGCGCGGCTGTGGGCGGCACCGTCGGCGGCGTTACCGGCCTCGTGACGGGCGCTGGCGCCTCGTCGGCGGCCGTGGCCGCAGCGAGCAAGTTCAACGAAGCGATTGCCGAGACCCTTCAGGCGCGCGGGCTCCCGCTCACGCGCGAGAACATGCTGATGGCGCTGGACGATCCGACGTTCATCGAAGAGGCGCGCACGCGCGCCCTGCGCTATGGCGTCGCCGTGGGCGCGATCGACGGCCTGAGCATGGGTGTCGCCGGCCGGATCGCGCGTCCCGTTGCCGGAGCCCTCGGCGGCGGTGTCCGTGGCGGCCTGGCGGGCGTCGGCGCCGAGGGTGTGACCCAGGCGGCGGCCGGCGCGGCGGGCGAAGCGGCCGGCCAGATGGCCGGTGACGGCCGGATCACCGACCGCAGCGCCATCGCCCTGGAAGCCATTGCCGAGCTGCCGGGCGCCGCGGTAGAAGTTCCGGGCGCCATGCTGGCGCGCCGAGCGATCCCCGATGGAACCCCGCTTCCCGCCCCTGGACCCGTCAGCGCCCCCGTTGCTCCGGTTGCAAGTCCTGCGGGACCGGCTCCGGTCATTCCGCCCGCCGTGGGGGACGGGGGAGCGGGAGTTCCGGGACAGCCTGCGCCTGGAAATCCGGGAGCTGGAGCGGGAGTTGTCGAAGTCCCTCCAGGCTTCGTCCTAGTCCCGCCGGAAGAGGTCCCCCAGCCAGCGGCCCCGGCGCCTACCCCCTCGCCGCCCCCCGCCGAGCCGGTCCCTGCGCCTGTTCCTGCCGAGCCCCCCACGGCGCCTATGCCCGCGCCGGCACCCGTCGAGCCTCCGGCTCCGGCTCCGGCTCCTATCGAAACACCGGCCGCGCCCGCCCCCACGGCTGCGCGTCGCTCGCGCGTGTCCACGCCCGACGGCACGATGGCCCTGGACAGCGAGTTCGAGGTGGTGGACGCGGCCACGCTTCAGGGCGCGACCGGCGAGCTTCAGCCCCGGGACCGCGACACGCGCGCCTCGTCCCAGGTCCAAATCCAGAGCATCGCCGGCAACCTCAATCCGGACCTCCTGATCGACAGCCCGCAGTCCGACCGCGGCGCGCCGATCGTGGACGACACGGGGACGGTGCTCTCCGGCAACGGCCGTGTGGCCGCGCTGGCGCTCGCCCGGCAGTCCAACCCGGCCGGCTACGACGCCTATCTGAAGCGGCTCCAGGCCGAGGGTTTCGACACGACGGGCGTCCAGGCGCCGGTCCTGGTGCGCCGGGTGCGGGGCCTGACCCCCGAGCAGAAGCGCGAGTTCGTGGTCAAGTCGAACACCGACGACAAGCTCGCGATGTCGCCGTCCGAACAGGCGCGTGTGGACCGGGACCTCATCACGCCCGAGACCCTGGGTGCGCTCCAGACCGACGTCGAGGGTGGCGTCCAGGCGGCGGCGAACACGGCGTTCGTCCGGGGCGTCATCGGTCGGATGGCCCCCGCGCAACAGGCGGCGTTCGTCGGCGCCGACGGGCGCCTCACGCCGGCGGGTGCCCGTCGCATCGAGGCGGCGATCTTCGCGCGGGCATACGACGACGTGGACCTGACGAACAAGCTGATCGAGGACGAAGAGGGCGGCGGCGTCCGGAACGCGCTGCTCGGTGCCGCGCCGGCCTGGGCTCAGATGCGCGCGCAGGCCGATCCCGCCTTCGACATCACCGCGGACCTCGTAGCGGCCGTCAACGCCATCGGCAACATGCGCCGGCAGGGCTTGAAGCCGGCCCAGTTCCTCAAGCAGCAGGACGCTTTCAACCCGCTGTCCGCGAACGCCAAGGCCCTGGTCGCGGCGTTCTACAACCAGTCGCTCACCCGCGCGGCGGGGTGGCGCGAGGCGCGCGACTTCATCAAGGACTACACCGCCGAGGTAGGGCGCCAGGCGAACGCCGTGGGCGATATGTTCGGCGCGAAGCCGAGCGCGGCCAACATCCTCTCCAACCTCATGGACAAGCGGAACAACGCCAGCCAGGGGACCCTGGGCTTCGGTCCCGAGGGTGGGAACATCGCGGCGTCGCCTCCGATGCTGGACAGGGCCGAGGTCGCGGACACCAGCCCGACCCGTGCGCGCACCGAGCGCGTGGACACGGACACGGACGCTGAGCTGGACACGGACACGGACTTGTTCGGTGAACCCACTGAACAAGCCCCGGACACGCGCGAGGACAGGGTTCCTCGTGGGGGGCTCGCACCGACGTTCCGGGACTACGCGACCAGCACCAAGCTCTCGATCCGCGAGACGGCGTTCCGGGACGCGGGGCTCGATCCGAACGACGCGATCAACCTGCCGCCGGCCCAACAGTTTCAGGTTCTCCGCAAGATGCTGATCCAGAAGTTCGGCTTCCGGGCGGTGTCCGACGTCGGCAAGGGCGGCAAGGCGAACATCCGCGACGCGCTGGATGGGATGCTCGACGCCTACCACAACATCCAGATGATGAACCACGCCCTGGGCCTGCCGCTGAATGCTTCAGGGCTGGACGGAACGCTGGCGCTCACCTTCGCAGGGTCCAAGAGGACCAACTACTTCGGCCTCTACTCCCCCGACCAGCGAGCCATCGAAATCGGGACCAACATGCCCGGGCGCTCGAACGCTTTCGCGCATGAGTGGATGCACGCGCTCGATCACTGGCTCGTGGACAAGCTCCACAAGGACCCGGCCGCCCAGAACATGCTGCTCTCGGAGGCGACCCGGAAGCTGGGGCTCGACCCCGGCCTGAATGTGACGACCACCGGGCCGGAGGCGGCCTTTGTCCAGGTCATGAACGCGCTGTTCTTCGACCAGGCGAAGCTGGCGCATCGCGTGCTCCAGCTCCAGGTCGAGGCGTCCAACGTCCACCCCCTGACCCAGACCCCGACGGCCAAGGCGCTCGCCGCCCAGGCCGAGCTGGACGCGATCACCAAGGGCGCCGGGGACGCCCGGGATGTGGGCTCCGAATACCGCACCAAGGCGGCGGCGTTCGGGGACCCGCGCTACTGGGCCAACCCTGCCGAAATGATCGCGCGCGCGTTCGAGGCGTATGTCGCGATGAAGGTCGAGGCGGCGGGGGGCACGAACGAGTTCATCACCAAGCCGGATGTGGCCTATCTGGACATGGCGGACCGGCGGCTTCGGGACACGTTCCCGAAGGACCAGGAGCGCATGGCGATCTTCGGCGCCTTCGACAACCTGATTGCTGAGCTTCAGGGCGTCATGATCTTCGGCGCGGACCCGGTCGCGGGCAAGCCGGTGGAGACCGACGTCCTCGATCCGCAGCACTGGAACAAGATGGCGCTCCAGCAGGGCGAGCCGGGGCTTCTGGCCGACGTGAAGGCTGAGCTGGGCCGGATCAGGAACACCGCCGTCCAGGTCGCCAAGGGCAACGTCGGGACCACGCTGTCCACCCTTGGGGTCGGCATCCGGGACCGCGCCGGCCTGAAGGACGCCCCGGGCAACCCGAGGCACCCGATCCTGACCCGCGTGGCCGATACCGGCCGCGGCATCTTCTACTCGATGCGCGGTGTGATGAAGGCCATGGTCCTGCGGAACAAGGGCAAGGGCGACGCCTATCTCCAGGCCGTGGTGGACAGTGTTGCGACGGACCCAGGCACGGGGCGCCAGGTTGGGGAGACGTTCGAGGGGGCGGTGAAGCGCGAGCTGATGCAGGCGTCCAACCAGATCGCCAGCGCCATGAAGATGAACGGCTTCGGGGAGCGCCTGACGGCGGCCCAGAGCGACCGGGTCCGCGGGATCATGCTCGGTGAGCAACCGGCGGCGGCGACCCAGGAAGAGAAGAACCTGGCCGGCGCCCTGCGCCGCCTGCTCAACAAGGCGTGGGTGGACAGCCGCGCCGCGGGCATCGAAATCGGCTATGTCCGGGACACCGCCTACCTTCAGCGCATCCTGAACGAGGCGGCCGTCTTCGACGACCCGGCCAAGTTCCAGGCCCAGGCCGACAAGGTCTATGCGATCCTGTTCGACAAGGACGTGGGCACGCAGGACGTCGATCCGAAGGCGTTGAACGACAAGATCAAGAACATCAAGAGCTTCGCCCCGGACAGGCTCCGCGACCCCGACATCCAGGACGCGATGAAGGACATCCGTCGCATGGCCCGGGAGCTGAAGAACCTCAAGGACGCGAAGAAGCCCGACCCCCAGGCCATCGCGACCAAGTCCCAGGAGCTTCAGGCCCGCATCGACGAGCTGGCCGTCCTGATCCGGCCGGTGTGGTCGGAGGTCGCGGCGACGAAGTGGCGGGAGAACATCCTGCTCGGCAACCCCATCACCTTCGCGACCAAGGGTCCCGACGGCAACTTCACCAAGGAGCGCACCCTGCCGCCCGAGGCGGACCGGCTGCTGGAAGACTTCTACATCAAGGACCCGGTGGAGGCGTCGGCGCACTACATGCACCAGAGCGCCCGCAAGCGCGAGTATGTCCGCCGGTTCGGCGCCCCCATGGCCTCCGGCGCCAACTCGGACCTGGACGCGGTCCTGCGCCAGAGGGGCGTCCAGGACGCCATCGCCCAGAATTACCGGCGCTACGACCCCGGCACGCCGAAGGGGCGCATCCGGGTGATCCAGGAGCTTACCAACCCCGCCGAGCACAACCGGCTGGAAATGACGTTGAAGGAAGCGATGCGGTCGGGCGCCAACCCCGAGGACATCCGCGAAATCCGCGCGATGATCGAGCGCATCACCGGCAACATGACCAGCGTGGACCACTCGTCCCTGCGCCGGCTGTCCACGGCGATCTATGTCGGCGGGACGCTGGCCCTGCTCCCGCGCACGATCTGGACGTCCTTCTCGGAGCCGCTGACGGTGTTCCTCCGGACGGGCTCGCCGCGGGCGGCGCTCACCACGATGGTCTCCTATGTGGGCGAAATGTTCCGGACGGCGAAGACGGTCCAGGAGCGCGCGGCTCTCGCCCGCGCGCTGGGCGTCGTCACCACGCCGCTCGCGGAGGGTATCATCCAGCACCAGATGGCCGGCATGTATGGGGACAGCATCCAGTCCCAGCGCCTCCTGGCGAGCTTCTTCATGCGGACGGGCCTGACCCACCTGACCAACGCGCAGCGCCGCGCCGCGCTGGCGGGCGGCTTCCTGTGGCTCCGCGAGCTGGCGGTCATGGTGAAGAGCCCCAAGGAAAAGGGCGGCCTCTCCGGCTCGATCCGCGCCGAGCGCGCCCGCGCCGAGTTCCGGGAGCTTGGCATCGAAGACAGCGACATGAACGCCTTCGTGGATTGGCTGCTCCAGAAGGACACGCCGCCGTCCCTGGACGAGCTGGACAGCAAGGCGGGCCGGCTCTTCACGGTCGCGGCCAACCGCTTCGTGGACGAGACGATCCAGAACCCCGGCCGCGTGGACAAGCCGATCTATGCGACGAGCACCTGGGGCCGCCTGGTCTATGGTATCTCGTCGTTCAACTACTCCTTCACCCGCAACGTCCACCTCCGGGTGTTCAACCGGATGATCCGGGACGTGTCGATCGCTCAAGGGGACATGGGCAAGGGGTGGGCCGCGGCGCGCATGGGCGCCGGCGCGTTCGGCACCATGGCCGGGGGGTTCACCCTCCTGTTCCTGGGCCAGGTTCTCGCGACGGCCGCGCGCGAGGCGCTGTTCAACGGCGACAAGTGGGAAGAGAAGGAGCAAGAGGGGGAGTTGGTCAACTGGTTGCTGAAGCTCGCGCTGTCCAGGACCGGCCTCTTCGGCACGCTCGACCCGTTCCAGCAGGCGATCACCGGTCTGAAATACGAGCGCGACCTGACGTCGTTCGCCGCGGGCGCCCAACTCGGCTACTTCCTCAACTCGGGGATGCAGCCGATCCTGTCCGCCTTCGCCGGCCGCAACTCGGCCAACACCAACAGCGGCGAGTATAACGCCGTGAAGGCGGCCTATCAGATGCTTGGGGTCCCGGCCCTGGCGGCGGGCCTGAGCGTCCTCCCGGGCGGCCCCCTTGCGGGGACCGCCATCGGGCTCGGGCTTCAGAAGATCACGTCCAACTCGGCCGCCGACCAGTTCGCGACGGCGATCGTGGGCGAGAAGGGCACCAAGACCGGGGGCTCCGGTCGGTCCCCCTCCGGCTTCTAGACCGTGTAGGTGTGGGTCCGGGTTCCCTTGGATGGATCGCCCCTGTGATGCGCCCGGACCAGGATTTCCTTGCCAGACCGCAAGCGCCGGGTGTGAGCCCGACAGAGGTGGAACGCCCGGAGCTGGGCAAGCCGCTCCTGCTCCGCAGCCGCCGCGCGCTTTTCGGCGTCACGCCGCGCGGCGACGGCCGCGCTCAACTTGATTTCGACGTGCCGGCGCATGACCGGCTGGCCGCGGTCAGTCTTTGCGCCGATGGGCCGAGCGTCCAACGTAGCGCGGTCAACGTAGTTATTGGGCTTCAACAAAAGAAATAGCACCAGATATAGAAAATTAAAGAAGTTATGGAACATATATAAGTGTTTAACGACAACACTCGGCTGCTTGGTTTCATTTGTAAACCTGAAAAGAAACGCATCCGGCCCTTTGAAGTCGATGCCCCCGATGATGTGGTAAGAAACCGTGTTTGCTTCGCGGTCTATAACGCCAAACTCAACGGCGTCCTTGGCCCCGTTTGCTACTCGCGCGACCGTAAACACAGGGCCTTCTGCCAGCGGGTCCACTTGCGCGTGGACAGCCCCGCAGCGCGCAAAACCGATGCAGTGCGTCGTGTTCTGGGGGACAAAAGCGCGGGCCATTTCAGCGAGTTTGTCTTCACTCGCGCCGATGAGCGCGGCTTTCGCCTGATGCACCGTCTCCAGGCTGTCAAACGTAAAGGCCGCGCCTTGGCCGGGGTTATAGGTCAGCCTGAAGAAAATCCCTAGCTTCTGCCCCGCGGCTATTGTGGCCGGGTCTTTCATGTAAAAAGCGGTGAGCGAGTTAAGTTCGCGGCGATAAGGGTGCTGCGCTAGCGGGTCCTGGGCCGTCCTGCGCTCAGAAGTCTTGTCGTGCATCGTCCTCTCCTTTTCGGGACACACCCCCAGGTCCGAACGAACGGTTCGGAACCAACAACGCCAGACAACGCTGGACAACAGGGGCTAAGTGCTTGAAATTAAATGGTGGGCGCGACAGGGATTGAACCTGTGACCCCTCCCGTGTGAAGGGAGTGGCGGCCCCTCGAAAAAGACAAAGGACACCAACTTGTCCAGCTTTTTCAAAGGGCCGTAGGTGCGCGTTGGGCGACAAAATCACCGTTCCGTTCGGTCGTTTGCGGCCGGGGGGTTCGGAGCCGTGGCGGCCTGCTTGCGCCGGGTCTTGCGGTTGGGCTTCGCCTGTGACGACGCGGCGGTCGGGCTCGGACCGGGCGCCGGGGCCTGCTCCTGCTTGATGACCATCTTCGTCTGGACAACCGTCCAAGGGGCCTTGTCCCCGAACCGGGCTTCGACCTTGATTTCCCCCGGCGTCGCCAGCGGCAGCTCGGCGTTCGGCAGGGTGAAGGCTACCGAGCCCCGGCGGCGGAAGTCCACCGGGACGTCCAGCTCGATCGGCGGGCGGTCGGCCGGCGTCGTGATCCGGACCTTCAGGGGCACACGCCCCGGGCCGGTGGTCCGCAGCTCGAACCAGACCGAGACACGGATCGCCGCGGGGAACATGGGGACGACGATGTCGTCCCCGATGACACCCACAAGGACGTCGCGGCCGTTGTCCAGGCGGAGAACCTGGTCGCAGAGGACCACGTTGGACAGAACGTGGTGGGCGGGCTTGGTCATGTCTTCTTCCTTTCGGGACGCGGCGTGTAAGCCAGCCGCAGGTGATAGGCGCAGTATGGCGCCATGCTCTCATGGTGGGCGGTTGGGTTCCCACAACAGAGAAGGGTCAGCCCTGCCCCGGAAGCGGGCCACTGGCAGGCTTTCCGGGGGAGGGACAGGAACGGCACGTCCAGGGACGGCGGGGCGTCCTCCAGCCGCGGCAGCTCAACAGGCTTCAGGACCACGGCGGCCTTGCGGACGGCGCCCCTGACGCCCTTGACGCCGGTCGGGTTGCCCTTGGCGCGGCGCGTCGCCCGGAGCGTGATGGCGCCCTCGGAAGCCTTGCCGGAGCCGGGCGCGATCTGGGTGGACATGCCCATGCGGTGCAGCTTGCCGATGATCGTGTTCCGGGTGACGCCGAACTCTCGGGCGATAGCCCCGGAAGACCAGTTCTCGGCCACCAGCTTCTTCAGGGTTTCCACCCTCTCGGCTGTCCAGCTCATGTCGAACTCCCCCCGGTGGGCCAGGGCGTTTTCCCCCTGGCGACGCGGTCGAGCTGGAAGGCCAGCCGTTCGCATTCGTTGTGGACGTATTCCATGGTCCGGTAGGCGCCGCGCAGGAACCGCGGGAGCCGGTCCTTGAGCTTGGAGTTGAGCCCCGGCGTCATGTCCCCGGCGTGGGCGCAGTCAAAGCCGAACCACCAGCCGACTGTCCGCTCGAACTGATCGTTCAGGTGGAGCGCGAGCAGGTCCGGGAGTTTATCCCTGGACCAGGTCACGCCGCCGTGGACAGCGAGCCCGCCGACCTCGTCCGCGTTGATGTCGAACCCGGCGTAGGGGTGAACGCGCTTCACCCCGACGTAGCCGCACAGGTGGCGCAGCTCGTAGTGCCGAAGGATGACGCACTGGAGCCCGCCGCGCCTGGACAGGAACAGCTTCTCGTCGCCCTCGATGTCCCAAGGCATCTTGCTCATTGCACACTCCCGGTCCGGAGCCAGCGGCGAAGGCTGGCCCGAAGGTTGAGGGTGGCGCGCGGATCGAGCGCGCCGCTGCCGGCGTGGACGATGGTCTCGGTCTCACGCCCGTCGGGGGCGCGGAGCGTGACCTTCAGGTGTTTGCCCCCGGGGCGGCTTCTGACCACCTCCAGGCCCAGACGGTCGAAGACACTTCTGACTTCTCGGTTCACTCTCATGGTCATCCTTTCCGGTAGCGGGGGCCGGCCCATCCGGCGGCGGCGACGGGCAGGCCCGGCGCCCAGGAGGGCGTCATGCCGAGCACGTCGAGCATGAGTTGAAGGGTGTCGTCGGCGTCGGCCTGATCGGCTTCCGCGATCAACTCGTCGTGGACAGTCAGCCGGGTGTCCACGTCCTGCCGGTCCAGCTCCAGCATGGCGTCGGCCATGACGTCGCGAGCGATGGCCTGGGTGATGTTCTCGGCCAGCTTGCCGCCATAGGTCCGGATGCGGGTCCACTTCCGGGTGTATTGGTTGACGCCCCAGTAGGTGATGGCGTCCCGTCCCTGCTCGCGGTCCCACTCCATGCCGATGCCGCGATAGACAAGGTCCCGCCCCGAAGGCAGGCGGATCAGCATGGTGGCGCCGCGGCGCCGGAACGACACCGGCCCGACGTGGATCGGCCCCTTGTCGCCTGAAGCGATGTCTCGCGCGGCGGCGTCGCAGTTCCACCAGAAATCGCAGATGGCCGGGTTCTCGCCGCGCCACGCATAGACATGGCCCTGGGCCTCCAGCGGGGTGAGGCTCATCCCGTAGGTCTTGGCCGTGTCCTGGAACTTGTTCGGCCCCATGCCGAAGCCGCAGGCGAGGACCAGAACCTTGCCGAGCTGGCGGTCGGTCGAGCCGACCTTGGCGGCGGTGTAGACATAGACGTCCTCGCCGCGGGCGAAGACGTCCAGGATGTCCTGTTGCCCGCCGAGCCAGGCAATCACGCGCGCCTCGATCTGGGCGAGGTCGGCGCTGACCAGAAGGTTCCCAGGGCTCGCGACCAGCGTGCCGCGGAGGCAGGAGGCCACCACGCCGAGGGCGCTGTCTTCAAAGAACAGCTCCAGGGCGTCGGCGTCGAGCCCGGCCATGACGCCCTCGATTGCCCTGTCCACGTTCTTGATCGTGGGGCGGGGAAGGTTCTGCGGCTGGAAGATGCGCCCGGCCCACCGGCCGGTGCGGCTCGCGCCGTAGTGCTGGAGCAACCCATAGAGCTGCCCGTTGAAGGCGCCCTTCTGGAGCGACGAGAGCTTGGCGGTCGAGGCGCGCGCGGCCTCCCGGCGGACCTGGAGGATGTCGCGCTCCAGGGACGGCGCCGGGTCCAGCTCCTTCAGGCGGGCGCGGATCGTGTCCTTCTGGAGGTTGTCGTGCGGGTAGCCGGCGGCCTTGGCGAAGGCGAGAACCTGGGACGTCTGGTTGGGCGACGTGACCGTGCCCTTCGTGACGACGTGCATCCGCTGGGCGAGCTGAGCCTGGGCTTGCTTCGTGACGGCCTGGAGCTTGGCGGCCAGCTCCAAGTCCACCGAGACGCCGCGCTCGTTGATCCGCTTGTCCAGGAGCCAGATGGATCGTTCACGTGCCGGCATGGGCGGGAGCTTCGCCGCGATGGCTTCCTCCACGTCCACGTCGGTCTCGCAGTAGGCGACCAGCCGGTCCAGCTTCGCCGGGTCCTGCTCGTGCCACCACGTCCCGTCCGGGCGCGGCTTGCACATTTGGAGCATGAGCCGGTGGCCGGCCGCGTCCTTCTGGGTGGCGAGGTTGAGAGCTTCGGCGGCCTGTTCGAGTTTGAGCGGGAGCCCCCAATAGGCGGCCCTCGCCATCGTGTCGTCCAGTTGCTCGCGGGTCAGCCGGGGGCCATAACGGAACACTTCGTTCCAAATCCAGAACTCGAACTCGGCGTTCCAGGCCCGGACCGGTTTGCCGTCGTGGACGTGCTGGAACAGCCGGGCGGGGGGCAGCGATTGCCCGATCCGCCAGGATTGGACCGGCTCGCCGTCGAACTTCCAGGCGAGACAGAGGACCAGCGTGCTCGGGTCCCGGGCGTAGGGGATCACCCCCGTCCGGCGCAGGTCGCACTTGCTGGCCGTCTCAAAGTCGATGGAAACGCCCTGGGTCATGGACGCAGCGCCATGGCTTCATCACTCAGGGGCATGTGCGCCCCCGATCGGCCTGGATCGCCGGGTGGTTAGCCGCGAACACCGCGCGCGCGAAGCCGAGGGGCGCCGCGCTGCGCACGTTGCCCCGGTCCTTGGACGGCGGGGTCTTGTGGATGCGATCGTCTGGAGGGCCGAGCGAGGGGTCGGGCCGGGGTGGTGGCATCAGGAAGCCGTTGCCGCACCAGATGCACGTCTTCTTGGTGTAGTTATCCCGCGGCTCCCATCCGGTATAGTCGGACGGGTTGAAGTAGTGGTCAGGTTTGCCGATATGTGGCACCCCGGACATGACGCCAACGGGGTTCTCGGCCACCCACCGGCAACCGTGCCACTCGGCCGCAGCGCGCCCAGCTTCAAAAAGCTCCAACGCCTCACGTAGCAGGTAGCCGCGTTTTTTCGCGAAATCGCGGGCGCCAGACACGGCGACGTGCGTGCAGGGTGACTGGTTGACCAGCAAGTCGAACCGGAGCCCGCGCGGAGGTGTCCAGGACCGGATGTCTCCCCAGACAAAACGAATGGCCCCCGCGCCAACCTTGACGACCTTGTCGCGGCGGATGGAGTGCTGGATGTCCACACACCAGCACTCATATCCAGCCTCAGCCCAGGGGCGGACCATGTTGCCGGTGAGGTCGCACAATGAAACAACGTAACCGATCGGCTTAGTTGGCACGAGACGCCTCCAGCCGCTCCAGAGCCCGCTTCACGTAGGCGGCCGCCAAGTCCTGGGTCAGGTCCACCTTCGGCCCGCGGTCGTCGGTGCCGACGCCGCGCGCCTCGAACGTCAGGAGGATCGCGATCATGGCCGCGGCCAACCAAAGGTGCGGGATCGCTGTTTCTGGGTCCAAATCTTCGCCCGCCCAGTAGGCGAGCAGATGCCGGCGAACCGCCGCGTAGGCCCGGCCGCGGTCGTAGCCCTTCTCCCAGTTGCGGGCGTCGTATTTCGCCGCGCCATAGGTCAGGGCCGCCGCAACGGCGATTTCCAGCTCGGGCGGGATCAGGTCCAGCCGGAGCTTGGAGGTGTCGAACTTCACGCCGGGGGCGTCAGACATCGGTCTGGGCCTCCGCGGGGAGGACCGGCACGATCACGTTGATCGCCGTCGGGTCCGCCTCCAGGGCGTTGCGGACAACGGCCGCGAGCCAGGAAGACCGGAAATAGGCGATGTGGTGGTCCTTGCCGTTGACCTCCAGGACGACAATCGCCTGGATGCGGGTGGGGCCGGGGGTGTGCCGGGCGACGAAGCGGGGCGCGCTCATGCGACCCTCCGGGCGGACCTGGACCGCTTCATCTGGGCGATCTTCTCTTCGGCCTTGGCAGTCTCGGCGGCGATGGTGTTCGCCGTGTCGTCGCACTCCAGGAGGTTCCGGAACCGCTCGGCGGTCTCGGCATTGGTGGCGCGGGCCAGCGGCCGGTAGTGGGGTTTCGTTCCGATCTTGCGCTCGGCAACCAGGAACTCGGAGCGGGCGCCGCGGGGCAGCTCCAGCACGATGAACTTCGGGGCGGGTGTCATTGGTGGTTTGTCCTTTGCAGTCGTTTCAGTTTAAGGACACGCGGGGCACAAAGGCCCCGCGTGCTTGGGCCGCTCAGAAGGGGGCGTCCTCCAGCTCGCCGGCGTCAGCCGGCAGGTCGTCATCGAAGGCCGACTTGGCGTCCTTGCGGCCGTCGAGGCGCGGCATGTCCTGCTTCGTGATCTGGACATGCTCCAGGGCGAAGGACACGCCCATCTTGCCGCTGTTCTCCCAGGCGAACGGGTTGATGAACGCGCGGGCGAGCTGGCCGGCCCAGACGTCGGACGCGGTCAGGATGTCGTTGCGATCGCGGTCCACGATGCCGGGCTTCAGCTTGGACCAGGGCTGGATGAAAATCTTGCCCTCGCCGTAGCCCTGATAGTCCTTCTCGCCGGCGTCCCGGAACGGGAGCTGGAGCTTCTTGATGAAGTTCGCGTCCTTGGACTTCGCCTCGCCCCACTTGTCCGCGATGGCCTCCAGGACGGCGGCCTTCAGGTCCTTGTAGGCCGGCGACTTCTGGGCCTCGGCGTCGAAGATGAGAACGCAGGAATACTCGGGTTCGCGGCCCTGGGCGCGCGGCTTGGGCTGGAAAATGTGTGCGAAGCTCAGCACACCGATGGGGGTCTTGACCGCCATTATTCACTCCTTCGTGTCAGTCGGTTCAGCAAAAGCGTCCTTGGCGGTCGGCCGACCAACGACCGCGGGACGGGGATCAGCGGCACGCGCGAGCGTGTTGCCGCTGGATTGGGTGGTGACGTAGCCGGCGAGGACGTCGGCCACGGTGTCGCCCTTCAGGGCCTTGAACACCTGGGCCGGCGACTTCAGCCGGAATTCCATGAACTTGGCCGGGGGAACGTCGCCGGCCTCCAACGCGAGCCGGGCGGCCTCTTCGTCGTTCCAGCGCCGGGTGGCGCGCTTCTCGACCAACTTCCAGCCAGGGACCTCGCCGCCGCCCTCGATCTGATCGTGGGCGAACTGGCGCGTGGCCGCGATCCAGTCCTCCAGGACGTCCAGCTTCTCCAACAGGTCGCCCAACTGGGTGAGGTCGAAGGCGCGCGCGGTGGCCGCCTGCTTCTGGGCTTCTGTCGCTTCGTCGTCAAAGATATGTCGCGCTGTGGCCTGCGCTGTCCGCTCCAATTCAGGACACAAAGGCCCGTTGTTGGGGCAGAACTGGCAGTGCTTGCCGGCCTTGAGCGGGGCGCGCGGGTCGCACGTCCTGTCCACGGCCGGGACGAGAACCTGGTTCGCCCAGGTCATGAGCTGCTGGATGAACAGCGTCTCCTTCCGGATCGTGCCCGCCGGGTGGGGCGCCCGGGGCTGGACGATGACGACGTCCACGGTCTCGATCGTGATTTGCTCGTCGGGGCCGACGTTGTCCAGGAGATTGCCCAGCGCGGGCAAGGCGCCCAGCGCATAGTAGCGCCCCTGGGAGTTGTCCTTCGCTTCGACCGCGACGCCGCGGCCGAACTTCAGGTCCCCCACGACCATGTGCTTGAGCTGCCGGTGGATCGCGATGCAGTCCGACGTGCCGAACAGGTCATAGGGGGCGGGTCGGTCGAGGCCCATTTCCCAGAGCCAGTTGATGGACACGCGCTGCTCCAGGAACACCTCGTAGCCGAGCGCCCGGAGCCCATCCACGAAGTCCACGTATTCCTGGACATGGTCGATCATGTCCTGGTCCACGGTGATGTCGTGCCCGTCCACCGTGATCGTCTCGCCAAGGCGGGACTGAAGGTCCGCCTTGGCGTTCAGGTGGTCCTCCGCGATGCCATGGGCGGCAGTGCCCTCGGCGGCGTAGATGGACGACCGACGAACAGCCGGCGTGCCCTGGAGCTGCGCCTGGACAAGGCTGGTCAGGTTGACCCAGCCCGGGCATTCCAGGGTGCGCTTGGACGCGCTGGCCGAGACGATGCTGTGGACGGTGGGCGCCATGGGTCAGGCTTCCTTGGCGGCTTCAACCGCAACGGGCTCGTCCGGAATGGTCGGCGTCGGAAGGTCGCGAAGCGCGGTCTTCATGGTCTGGAGATTGTCGATCGCCTCCCGGTGCTGGGCGATCTGGGCGTCCGCGGTCTGGGCCGCATAGTCCTTGGCCTCCTGCACGGACTTGCCTTCCAGGATCAACTGGATGGCCGCCTCGGGCCAGTTATAGAACGGGCTCTCGGGCGAAATGGACAGGGACAGAAAGCGGTTCATGGTGTTCTCCTATTTGCTGCGGCGCGCGGCCTGCTCGTTGGCGATCTGGGCGACCCACGCGGCCATCAAGGTCGCATGGGAGGTGGTGGACATGAGGAAGGCGCGAAGCTCGCGGCTCATGCGGCGAAACTCTCGGTGTTCTGGTCGGCGGCCTTCGCCGCGGTCAGAAGGTCATCGGCCTGGTCCAACGGGACGTCCACGAACTTCGCGACGCCGAACTTCTGCTGGAGGGCCTTGATTTCCTTCGGGCCGACCGGGGCGCGGCCGAACACACGCTGGAGGATCGCGATGGCTTCCTCCTTCGCCTTGGCCTGCTCGACCTTGTCGCCCGCGGCGGCCTTGGTCTCGGCCGGCTTGTCCTTCTTCGCGGCGCGGGGCTTCTTCACCTCGGGCTCGGGTTCGGAAGCGATGCTCTCAACCTCCGGGTCCGGCTCCGGGGCGCCTTCTTCGGCGTCCGCGACAGGCTCGGGCACGACGCGCATGACCGCGGCGGGCTTGCCGCCGGGGGCTGACACGACGCGCTCGGTGGACGGCGCCGGGGCGACGTGGCCGGGGAAGTGCTGCGTGAACTGTTTCACGAGTTGGTGCAGCTCTTCGGCGGTGTCCGCCGCAAAATGGACGTTAATCGGCATAGGGGGCCTCTCTTTCATTCAAACATCGTTGCGATTTCGGCGGCCTTGCGACGGCACACCCTCATGATCCGGGCGTCGAGCGAGCCGGGGGCGAAGAGGAAGCGGCAGAGAACGCCGTCCTTCTGGCCGATCCGGTGCGCGCGGCACGCGGCCTGGTAGTTGTCGGACGGGGTCCAGGAAGGCTCCACAATCGCGACGTCCTTGGCCGCCGTCAGCGTGATCGCTGTCCCGGCCGCCTGGATTTGCCCGATGAACACCCGACAGGCCGGGTCCATCTGGAAACGGTCCACCGCGGCCAGCCGGTCGGGGTGGGGGGTGCCCCCATCAAGGCACACAGGATTGAAGTCCGCAAGATAGGACGCAAGTCTTTCAATGACCGTCTTGTGGACAGCGAAGAGGATGACCTTCTTGGCGCCGGACTGGAGCAGGTCGTCAGCCCATGCGGCAGCGCCGGCACACTTCGCGATGCCCAGTGCGCGCCTCTGGGTGGCGAGGTGCGCTTCCTGACCGGCGAGAGCTTCCAGGAACTCATCATCGCTGAGGCCCTGGTAAGTATCTGGCAGCAGGTTCGCGACGTCCTCGGGCGCCGTGACCTCGATTTCCTGGTCCACGAAGTCCAGCGGCGGCAGGTCGTCCAGGACGTCGGCCTTGCGCCGCCGCAGGAAGTGGGGCGCCATCGCCTCGCGGAGGACTTCAAGGTTCCTGGAACCGGTGATCTGGCGGCCGTAGACGGTGTCCCGGACCTTGCAGAACTTGTCCTCCCATTGAACGCGGGTCAGCAGCTTGTTGAAGCCGAGGTCCGGATAGACCTCCGGGAAGAGGGCGTTGACGTGGGTCCAAAGCTCGCCGGCGTGGTTCGGCATGAGCGTCCCGGACAGGAGCCACACATGGTCCACACCGTCGCAGAGCCCGCCGATCAGGTTGGAGGTTTTCCCATAGAGGGCTTTCGTCCGGTTCGCGGCGTGGCTCTTGGCATAGTGGGCTTCGTCCACCACGACGAGGTCGAAGGCGCTCTTGCGAAGCTGGTCCCGGAGGGGCTTGTTCTGGGCGAGGCCGATCTGGTCGAAAGATGCGATGACCAGGACAGGTCCGGCGGGGATCGGCTTGCCGTCCGCAAGCATGACCTTCCGGGGCATGTGCTGGTGTTCGGCTTCCTTGATCCAGGACACGCGGCCGATCGCCGGGCAGACAACCAGGATGCGCCCGAGACCGAGCTGGTCGGCGGCGGCGAGGGCCTGGGTGGTCTTGCCCAAACCGGGCTCATCGAGCAATCCCGCGCGACGACGCGCCGCAAGGAAGTCTCTGCCGGTTTCCTGGTAGGGTCGAAGGACACGCGCGGACATGGCGGCTCTGGGCTGGTGGCGTTTCTGTAGGTCGGCGTCTGGCGTGTCATCAGGACACACGACATTTCTAACAGTCTTGTTAAAATGCTGTCAAGCGCGGAGGTAGCCCGCCCAGGCGATCAAGGCGGCATCAGCCCGGCCGTGATCCTTCACCCGGGAAAAGAGCCCGGAAGCCTCGGGAAACAGCCGGGAAGCCAGCATCCGGGACGCGCCATCGCCCTTCTGGAGCCGAACGAGCCGGCACCATTCCTGGGGGGTAATCGTATGCGTAGGAATACGTAGTGCGCCGAGGGCGCCATGGATCACGCCGGCCGAGAAGCCGAACCGAAACATCGAGACAACGCCCTGGCCGGGCATGGCGCCGACTTGCTCGATGAACGCCCGACGTGGACCGTAGAGCGTAATCAGCCGGCCAACCTCCTGGCAGTTCATTTCCTGCCGGGTCTTGCGGTTTGCAGTCTTCACCTCGAACGTCGGAACGTCGTGGACGTCGAGAGCTACAGGCTCGCCCTGGACAATCGTCAAAAACGCGAGCGCCCCGGACAATCCGGGGTCCACACCAAGGATCACCTCACCCGTCATCTTCGTCGTCCGGAAACTGGTCGTGGATAACGGCCGGCTTTCGATAGGCGAAGAGTGCGGAGAGCTTGGACTTGTTGGTTTTCAGAAGTGAATAAAGCACCATCGGAACCCACCGATGGGGGATTTGCCGGCGGGCTCGCCACATATAGACCGTGTCGATCTGGGGCGTCGGGAACTGGTTGTCCGCGAGCAGTTGACGCAGCGCGGCACATCCGCCCGCAGCGATAAACATCGCCTCGCTGTCCCAGACCAAAATCGAACTGTCGAATTTAGGTGCCGGCATCTAGTTTCGCTGTCCTGCTGTTGCCTGTATGGGACAGACACCGGGCTAAAATCTCCCGTGCGAACGTGTCAAGAGTGTTGGGTGCTTGACGCAACGCAAACAAGACAAACTTGACAACGGTGTAAAGTTGTCGCAGGGTCCGCCCCGGATGCGGAGGCGCTGAAACGAATGAACGAGTGAAGGATTGAAACGATGAGCTATAATCCCACCCGCAGACTTCCGCCCTCGGGCGGTCGGACAGGCATAGAACGACTTGAGCTTCAGGAGTTCGGGCGCAAGCTCCAGGGGCTTCTCAACGCCAAGGGCATGTCCAAGAGCGACCTCGCCCGATTGATATGGGGCGAGACGCAGGACAGCAGAGGGCGCACCGTCGCCCGTAATCGTGACCGCATTTCCCAGTATGTCGCGGGCAGGGGTTTCCCCGAACCCCAGAACCTCGCCCGCATGGCGGAAGCCCTCGACGTGCCGGTGGAAGAGTTGGCCCCGGACATCGTCGCGTCCACCGTGGACCGGGAAGACCCCGCCATCCAGATGACCGCCGTCGCCGGGCACATGGACAAGGTCTATCTGCGGGTTAACACGCTGGTCTCCATGACTGTTGCTGCGCAGGTGATCGGGCTCCTGAGCGGCGACCCCGTCGTCCTGGATGCGTCCCGGTGACGAGCCTTCTGACACAGGACGAAGTGGCTAAGGTTCTCCGGTGTTCGACGGCCAAAGTCGCCCGGCTCCGTCGAGACGGTGCCCTGAAGTTCATCCCCGGGCGGCCGGTCCTGATCCCGCTCGCCTCGGTCCTCGACTACGTGAACCGTGAGACGAAACGATGCAGACCAAACTCGTCAGGAACGACCGCAACTATTGGGAAATCCGCTGGGCCGAGAAGGGGCCAGACGGGGCGTGGACCACGCGCCGCGTCTCGACTAGGACAGCTCACAAGCAGGAAGCGGAGGCTTTCCGCCGCGCTTGGCTCCGCGAAGAGCTGAACGACATCAGGACCCAGGACCACGCGCCGGACATCGGGGTTCTCGTGGGCGCCTACCAGAAACATCATGTGACCGCGAACGGCGTGGCCGACGCGCAGGTGTTCTCCCTGAAGCCGGTCCTGGCCTATGTCCAGGCCCAGGGCTCGGTCCTGGAAGACCTTGCTGACCCCGAATGGTCGCTGGACTACCGGGCGCACCGGGCCAGTCTCGGCCGGAAAGACGGCACGATCCGGCGCGAGCTTGGCGCCCTGGTGGCCGCCCTCAACTGGTGCGCCCGCATGAGGAAGATCAGCAAGGATCAGGTCCCGGACCTGGCGTTGCCGGCCGCGGGGCGTGCCCGCGAGCTGTTCATGGACGAGACCCAGGAGAGCGAGTTTTACGCGCGGGCCATGGGTGTCTCGATAGGGCTCCCCAGGCTGGCGCGGATCACCCGGTTCGTGGCGCTCGCCCTGGACACGGCGGCCCGGAAGGCTGCGATCCTGGGTTTGACCTGGGATCGGGTTGACCTCGGCGCCCGGATGATCGACTTCCGGGACCCCCTGGTCCGGGCGACCAAGAAACGCCGGATCGTGGTGCCGATTTCGGATCGGTTGTTTCACGTCCTTAATCGGGCCAAGCAGGAAGCGACGAGCCGCTATGTCCTGGACACGCCGGGGCCGATCCGCTGGGAGTGGGACCAGTTCGTGAAAACCACGGGTTCGCCCTGGATGACGCCCCACGTCTGCCGGCACACATGGGCGACGCTCGGGGTCCGGGCCGGGGTGCCCCTCTGGGACGTGGCCGGTGTCCTCGGGGACACGGTCGAGACGGTGAGCAAGCACTACGCGCACCACGCGCCGGATCACCTGCGGGGCGCGATCAACAGGAGGTGGGCGTGAGCGGGTTGATCCTCCGAGGTGGGTCGTGTCACGGTCGCCGTCCTGTCCAGGAGGTTCGTGACATGACGAATAGGGCGCTTCTCAGAACCGTCGGGTTTTACGCCGGCGGCCCGCTGGCCTTCATCGGGGTCATGCTGGTCGTGGCCTGGTTCGCCGGCTGGTGACGAAAAAGGCCCGGCGCGAGGCCGGGCCGAAGTCGGTCATCAGGGGAGGGACGGGGCAGGTCGCACGCGGCTCTCAAACTGGAGGGCCTTGTGCCTTCCTACGGGTTGGATACTAGCCCTAGTGTCTTGCATCGCGCAAGACAGAACGCGACAAAAGGACCCCTTAAAAGAGAACGGCCGCACTCGTGGGGAGCGCGGCCGTTCGGGTCTGGAACCATCAATGACGAGGCTGGATATATGGCAACGCTGACGAACAAGCAACTGCTGGAGCTGATCTTCGGGTCCAAGTGGGGGGACGCCTGGGTCCTCGGGTTCCGCGGGGACCCCTACCAAACCAAGGCATGGGGCGGCGGCCGGGCGAGCGTGAAGCTGCCCAAGATGACCGATGATATGTGCGCCTACTGGGTCGTGGGCATGATCGCCCCCGGCGAGGTGCGCGCCGCCGGCAACGTGACGGAGGTCCACGCGATCCTGCTGGACGACATCGGGACCAAGGCGAAGGAAGCGGACGCCCGCCAGCTTCTCGGGTCGCCAACGGTCTCGCTGGAGACGTCACCCGGCAACTACCAGTGGGTTTACAAGCTGAAGGCTCCGATTGCGCCGGGGCTGTTCGATCGGATCATGAAGGATTTGTCCGCGCGCGAGCTGCTGGACAAGGGTGTCAAGGATTGCGCGAGGTATGCCCGGCTCCCGGTGGGCGTGAACGGCAAGAAGGGCTCCACCTGGGCGGTGCGGGTTGCCGAGCTGAACGAAGAGGTGGTCCTGGACGCGGAAGAGCTGGCGGGTCGGGTCCTCGGGGTGTCCACGGCGTCGGAGCCCGATGACTACTCGGGTCTCGGGTTCGGTCCGGGCAAGTTCACCGCGGACCTGGGGCGCCCGGACCAGTGGCTCGTCGCGCTGGAAGAGCTGGGCCTGGTCAAGGGACCCTCCCATAAAGACGGCGTCGTGGACATCGTCTGTCCGTGGGTCCACGAGCACACGGCGCGCGCCGACACCGGGACCTCCTACCTGGGGAGCGGACGGTTCCAGTGCCATCACTCCCATTGCGAGGCCAAGAAGTCCGGCGAGTTCCAGTGTGAAATCGTCTCCCGGCTGGAAACGGACGGTGTGACAGCGGGTTTGACCTCGGGGCAGGGGTATCTGGCGAAGCTGGCCTTCACTGATCGCGCCGAGGACGAGACGTTGGCGGTGGCGGCGCGGGTCGAGCAGGAAGCCGAGGCGTCCGAGGAACGGGTCGCCGCGGCCTGGGACCAGGTCTTCGATCGGTTCGTCTATGTCCGGGACGCGGACAGGTTCGTTGACCTCCAGGAGCCGGATATTCTTCTCACAGGGAAGGGCTTCGCCACCATGATCCGGAGCCTCGTGCCGGTGGGGCGCTCGGGCGAGAAGTCGGCCGAGGCGCAGTTCATCAACAAGGCGCCGGGCCGGTGTCTGGTCCGCCGGCTTGGCTACCAGCCGGGCAAGAGCGTGCTTCCCGACGGGTCGCGGGTTCTGAACCAGTGGCGGCCGGGGTCGTTGGTCCCCGTGATGGCCGACGAGAACGACGTGAAGCCATGGTTGGATCATCTGGAGCGGCTGGTCCCTGATCCGGACGCGCGGGAGGTCTATCTGGATTTCCTGTCCTTCATCCTCCAGCACCCGGGCCGCAAGATCGGGTGGGCGATCGTCACCCAGGGCGAACAAGGCACCGGCAAGGACACGCTGCTGGCGCCGGTGATCGAGGCGCTCGGGTCCAGCAATGTCCAGTCCATCACGATGGAAGATTTCCGGTCGGGTTGGACGCCTTGGCTGAAGGCGCAGCTCATCCTGTTCCAGGAGGTTACGAACTCAGCCAGGTTTGATCTTTACAACGACCTCAAGCCCTTCCTGTCCAGGCCGCCGGACACGGTCACGGTGCGGGATAAATACGTGTCCCCCTATGCGATCGAGAACAACCAGGTCTGGATGCTCAACACCAACAAATCCAACGCGATTGCGCTGGAAGGGGGCGACCGCCGGTTCTTCATCTATGCGTCGCCGGCGCAGAAGCCGGGTCCGGCCTATTTCGACGGGTTGTGGACGTGGCTGAAGAATGGCGGCTCGGCGCAGGTTGCGGGTTTCCTGATGCTCCGGACGATTTCAGCGGGTTTTTCGCCTCATGCCTGCCCGACACCGGCGGCGGCGGTCGCAGCCAAGGCGGCGATGGCGGTCGAGGCGCTGAACGCGGCGGGGCAGTGGGTGGTTGAGGCGTTTGGGCAGGGGTCCGGCTCGGGTCGGTCGCTTGTCCAGGTGACGGATATCCTGACTGCGGCTGGCCGGCATGGCGTTCCGGACATGGTGAAGCGGTCGGTCAATCGGGCGTCGGTGCTGGAGGCGCTGCGGGTGATGGGCGCCCGGCAGGTCCAGGACGGGGCGCAGATCAAGCTCTCGTCCGGCAAGGTGGTGCGGCTCTGGGCGCTGGAACGCGGGGAACTGTTCGATCAAATGCCGCTCGTCCAGGTGCGTGACCGCTACGAGAAGGAAGCCGGGAATGGGGCTCGGGACGCTTTCGCCGGCTGATGGGGTCGAGGTAACAGCGGCGGTAACACTGGCTTTTGGGGCGGTGTGACCGGAAAAAAGTTAGATATAACAATCAGGTAACAGAGTAACTGTTACTTTCTTTGAAACTGATAAAAGGAGATATAGAGAAGAGGGATAGGGGGTATAGGAGAGGATGGGGAGAGGTGTGAGAGAAGTTGGGTAGAATAGTGTTCGGAGCGGATTTCCACTGTTACCGGTGTTACTGCGTTGATATGACAAAGAAAAACCGGTCACAGTGGCACTGTGACCGGTCTGTTACCGGTGTTACCGGTCAAGAGAGCAACACTGTGACCAGGATTGCGGATGCTGCCAATCCGGCGGCGGTGTAGAGCGCGGTCCAGGCGGCGGTTCTCCAGGTCATCGGCGGCGGTCCATGAGGTGGACAAGTTCCGTCATGCCCTGGTCGGCAATCTTGGACAGGTCGAAGACGTTCGTGGCTCGGGTGAAGGCGTTCTTCACGTTAAACCCGCATCCGATACCGATGAGGTCAACACCGACCCCCGCGGCGTATTTCTCCGCGACCTTCACGCCTTCGGCTCCGAGGTTGCACTCTCCGTCTGTGAGGGCGATCACGATCCGCCGATTGAGATGGCGGCGCCCTGCGAGGATCTTGGCGGCCTGCATGATGCAAACCGTGAGGTTGGTTCCGTCCGGGCAACCCATGCTGCCGATCGTGTCTTTCACATCCTGGGAGCGGGCCTGCTTGTTCCAGGGCTTCACCACATTGAGCCGGCCCATGGTGCCGTTGTCGTAGGTCTTCGCGTCCTTGAAACCGGCGATCATGATTTCGGCGCCGGCGTTTTCGATGGCGGTTCCCAGATGGATCGCAAGCGCCTTGGCGAAGTCCATGCGGGTGTGGTGGCGACTGCCCATGTCGGACATGCTTGACGATTGGTCGATCAGGAGGACAACACCGGTCGAGATGCCGGGCTGCTCGTGCCGGCGGGTGAAAACCGACTGGCTTCCCGCTTCGGCGCGGGCAAGGGCACGGCGGTCCAGGCGCCCGGTGGTTTCGTATCGGGTGCGGTCGATGGTCTCGGGCGCTTTCAGGAGGCGCGCGACTTGGTCGCGTAGCTTGGGCGACTTGGCGATCAGGGCTTCGGCCTCGGCGCCGCGTCCCTGGTCGCAGCGGGACGCGGTGTCTATTTCGGCCCGACGCCACATGGCGAGGTGCGCCATGCGGCCGTGGCCTGGGTAGGTCTCGTGTGTCTTGTCGAGGTCGTTCAAGGCTTCGCTGGCGTCCGTGACCATGAGGCCCGGCGTCTCCTGTGCCTGGCCGTTGCCTAGTCCGCCTTTGCGTCCGCCATGCTTCTGGCCCTGGCTGGGCTTCTGGGAGGGCTGGCCTTCGCCTTCGCCTTCGCCTTCGCCTTCGCCTTCGCCTTCGCCTTCGCCTTCGCCTTCGCCTTCGCCTTCGCCTTCGCCTT